TCCGCATCGTAGTAATACCTTGCCGACTTGCTTAGAAGGAATATGTATTCGTGTGCCTTCGTGCAGCGATCCGTCACGCTTTCAGGCATGGGATTCGGCTTGTGCCAAATAATGTCCTGCCTCAGATACCACCCGTCGGCACGAAGGGCAAAGGCAACCATCCACGGGATGCCTATAAGGTCTTTGTTTTTATAACCCTGAGATTTTAACATTTTGCTATCACGCACGCGGCTCTTCCCTAATTCCATTTCGTGTGCGTGTTCACGGCTTGTGCCCGATGCAATCGTCTGACCAATGCTTTTACAGTCTTTGTGAGAAGAATAACTATCCCCTAAGTTTAGCCACAGCGTCCCGTCATCTTTCAGCACACGCCGCACTTCACGGAACACGGCAACCATCTTTTCAACATAGGCTTCCGGTGTTTCTTCAAGTCCTATCTGCCCATCAACTCCGTAGTCACGCAGGCCATAGTAGGGAGGTGACGTTACGCAGCAGTTGATATAATTATCCGGCAGGCTTTTTAAAAAAGTCAGGCAATCGGAGTTGTATATTGCGTTCAGTTCAATCATTTGCTCATTTTTTCATTTACCATTTTTAGAGCTTCACGCTTTGCAATTTTTGACACGAGCCGGAAGTAAGCCACGTGGTCACGTCTCTTTATGGCCCGCCGCTTGCGCCACTGGAGCCAGTTATCTTTGATTGACATTTGCCGGTTTATTTACTGGCCGCAGCCTCCTTGCCGGTAGCCCGCAGTTCAGGCACATGATGTAGCCTTCTTTCACAACGTGCGCCTCGCCTCTTGCGATTTTGACATCACAGAGAAAGCACCGGCAGGGGTAGGCGGCTGTTTTAATAGTTAGTTTGTCCATTGAGATATCTGTCATGTATGGCCTGCATGACGTCAGGATGAAGTTTCTCATGAGCCTTGCGATGACAATCACGGCAGAGCGACATGAGGTTGCTGATAACATTCTTGCCCTTGCCACGGCCTCGGATGTGATGAATATCCACGGCTTTTTTGCCGCACATTTCACACGGTACGAAGTCATCTATGCCGAAGCCGAAATGCCGGAAGTAAACCTTTGCGTGTGGTGTCATAGCTTTGCCAGGAATTTTTTAAACTCGTCCTCGATGGCTGCAATGATCCGGTCGCTGGTAGCCTTATCAGGATACAGCACCTGGATCACCTCGCCATAGATAAATGGCAGTTGCTCCCGCACATAGGCTTCAAAGGTTTTCTGTGTCATCCGGCCAAAGGAGATGCTGCGGTACTCGATAAACTTTGTCCCGTCCTTAAACTCAAAAACAACGTCGTAGTCGCCCCGGAGGTGCTTTACGAAAATGTAAAACTTATCCTGTGATATTTTCTCATGAAACTCCCTCGGCAGCCACTTGTAGATATAGTTCAGCAGGGCAAAGTATGCCCGGTGAAATTTCAGATCCCGCTGCGTCACCTCGACAAGCGAGATCACCTCGCCGGAGGTAACTGCGTCAACCAGTTCAATCGCTTGTTGGTTGAATGGCAGCAGCCCCGTCCCGGCGGAGGTGAACTCACAAATCTTATTGAACTCGGTGTCTTTCATTAGAAGGGCAATCCGCTTATTTCATCCTGAACGGTCATGTCTGACTGCGGGGCCGGTTCCTGGTATTCACCCCATACCCGGAGATTGCCGAGTATCGGCTGGTTCTTTTTTTCTTCATCAGTCATGGCCTCGAGAACATCCTTCGGTAGCGACTGTTTAACAAGATGCGTGTCCTTGATCTTCTCGTTTTTCGTCTTACTTTCGAAGGCTATAAGGTCAAGATAAATACCTTGCTCGCCCCTGAAAAGGTGGTTTGCCTCAATCGGAATAACTACACAGTCAATAGGTCCCGTTTTGCCGTCCATCCGCCTAATGGCAGCTTTCAACTGCATAAGATTCAGCTTCCCTGAAATGTTACTCATTGTTTTCGTTTTTTTGTTCATTATCTAATTCCTCCAGCTTGTCTCTCTTCTCAACAGCCGGTAGGGTGTCATACATAATTTTATCGGCCCGGTTCATGTCCTTGCCAAACAGTTTACCGATCTTCTCGGCAGCGTCTTTTACTGCGTAACTTTCAGCAGCCGGAGCAGCCTTCATCACTGCGTCGTTCTTTGTCTTATTCCAGTCCATAGCCCCGGCGCCCTTATCGGTCTGAATAGGGCTGGCTCCTATGCCGTCCTGCCACAGCATCTCGTTTGAGAGAACATCCTGATAGTAAAGCCGGATAGTTACCACGACAGAATTAGCGATAACCTGCACCTGCCTGATCTCGACGTTCCACTTTTTGAATATACGGGTCAGCATATATTCAACTCTCTCAATGGGAAGGTACTTTATACCCTTTGCCATTGGATGTTCCTTCAACCAGGGCTTCGGCGGTTCCTGATTCAGAAGTATATTTACTTCGTTCTGTTGGTTCTTTAGGTCAAGATCACCTGCAACCAACTGGTCATAACTTGGCAGATTTCTCACTGCCGGTGTTGTTTCACTCATAGTTTCAGATTTTATGATTATAGAATACAATCTCTTTCACTGCCCACTTCGGCAGGTTCAGTTCAATGTTGCCGGACTTCCACTCACAGAATACCTGATATCCCGGCCAACGGTTCTGCTCGACACACATCTTGTAGAGCTTCAGAAGCTGCTCATACTCATACCGGCCCTGACCAATGAACTGAGGTGATGCTTCAAAGATATTAAAAGCATACGGTTTACGCTTTTCCTGTGCAATAAAAAAGAATGACCACCCACGGCTATCGCCCGTTATCATCTCCATCAGGTCAGAATAAAGAGCAGCCTGGATATGGTAATCATTGTCAGCGGCCGCGCGCGTGAACCCGTCCTCTGAAGCGTCAAACGTTGTCTTCAAATCAATGATGAAGTGCTTGTTTGCCTTTACATAGTCTGGGCGAGCTTTCAGATTTATGTCGCCCTCGCTGGTCTGAAGTGTGCCGGTGATTGAATATTCAGCCTCGCCACCCGAAAGAAGCGCACGACAGTAGTAATGCGACATGAGCTTATCCTTCATGTCTTTGATCTTTTGAAAGTCTGACTTCTCTATTGTCTTACGATCTCCGATCAGTCGCATCTCGCTCTCTGCCCACTCTTTGTATTGCTTCGTAGAACGGGGGGATTTAAAACCTTCACCAATCAGCACTTGGTATATTGCGTCATCATCAAATACATAATAATTCTGCTCAAACTTCTCAGGCTCTAAGATGAACGTATGATAGGCTGAACCAAATGCCATCGCATCGGTTTCCACATCCAGTGGTTCATCTTTGTACTGACGATAATGCGCCGGTGACTTTTTCAGATTCTTCAATCCGGAGTATGAGATAAATTCTTCAAGTGAATAATAATCTCTATCAACTTTTACGGGCGTGAACCCTTTGATATATTCGCTTTCCATTACTTTGGTTCTACACTATCAATAAGGATCAATTCACCGCAGGAGTAAGTTCCGGTTCCCTCAAAGGTGAATCCCTCCACCTCGCAGGTCATTATCCGGTACTCTTCCCGTTCGTCTTTATCTTCGTCGATCATGTCGCCCCGTTCCCACTGGTAGGAGGACCAGTTCTTTTCAATCTCAGCGGCAAGTTCCTTGGGGTCTGTATCGCTGAAGTGTCCTTTGCTTTCAAGGTACTTGTCGTAACTTCCGATTGTCATGCTATTTGGTAGGTTCATGATGTTCAGTTTTTGTTTTCAAATGATTTGTTTATTTCTACTGCCTTGATGCGTTTGATAGCACCTGCAACATAATGCTCAAGTTTCAGGTCAATGATATCTTTTCGGTAGATTTCGACAACGGAGTTAAATTCCTGCTCAGTGTCACACTCCATAAGTTCATGGATGATTTCGCGGGCGCGGTCTGCACGTTCGATTGCTTTCTGCTTTGTAAAGTGTGACATTTTATAAGTATTTAAAGATTACACTCCTGCGATCTGTGCGCTGATGCCCGTAACATTTTACGGCGGGTTTGTTGCACCCGTCGGCACCGTTGAAAATACACCCCACACAACCGTTAGTCGCATCAACTGTCCGGTATCTTTTGCCGTCAATGATCTCAGTTCCTTCCATTGCTCCGGTTTCTTCATCAATCTTCGGCCAATACATTCCTGATTCCTTTGAAACCTCAATAAGTTTCTTAATGACTTCGGCAGACTTTATAATCTGGTCCGCTTCGTCGGCTAATATCTGTGCTAATGTTCTCATGATGTAAATTTAAGTTATGAAAATCTCAAATAATATGATAAATGTCAGTATTATGATTTTTTGTGAATAATTTTTACCGCCTCATTCCATATTTTATTCATATCCCAATCACTGCCAGTCAGCCTACGTGCCGTATTAGCAGCCCGTCGCCCAGCTTCCGGAAAACTATAACCTGAGATAACTGAACACTGTGCAGCAGTCAAATCAGAATAAGTTACAAGCAATAGGTGAATAAGCCGTCGCCCCTGACCGTTCAATTCCTGTGCTTCAACGTATTTAATAGCTTCGGCAAGTGCAGCCATTTTATCTGCCCTCGCTTGTATTTCTTCTGATACTTTCATAGCGCTATTAATAGGTTAATTTTATCCTTTGTCGGCTCATGACCCAGAGAAATGATTACAGCAGTGGCATATTTTCGCAGATTTGCCCGTTTTTCTCGCCTCAGAGCGATTAACTTCCCAAAACGATACAAGTCCATGCCTGCTGCCCCTGGTATCAATACAGCCAAAAAAACAAGCCCCACGACCGAAGCTGGTAATACCACTATTATCGTTAACTCTTTCAATCCCCTTTTATCGGAGATAAAGTTCTCCGGTTGGATAGGATTCTGAGATAATATGTAATTGAGGTATTTCATCAGGTGTTGGGTTCTTTGGGTTCCTTGAAAAATACCTTTTCAATCATTTCTTCAATCTTTCTTTAACTTCTTTGTCTGCTTCCCTTTTGGCAATCAGTCCCACAATCCGAAATTAGGCCTTATAGTCCCTGCGCTTTCTTGCCCGGAGCTTGCACCATTGGAGGTATCGGTCACAGAGGGTCATGGCTCAATGCCTATTGAGGTTAATAATTCTTCAATGGTTTTATACGTGGAGCTATCCGCATCAAAATAAAATATCGTCTCTGATTTGCCGAATCCACCAATAGAACCCTTGCGTTTTTTGGTTATCACTTCACGATAAAATTTACGCCCATTTATAAGATTACCTGGGGCAATAATAGTTAGCTCATGTTTCATTATGTGTGCAGTGTCAAATGCCATGTGCGATAGCATCTTACCCTCAATTTTCAATCCCTCTACTTTCATACTAACTCATTTATTTATGTCCAGGTTCATTACCTTCATCACGTCTCCCGTATGTGCGTTGGTCACTTCAATCTCCGCCCCGAAGATGTTTATCATCAGGTCAGAGATTATCAGGCACTTTTTGCCGTCTGCAATAGCTTTTTTGACCATAGCGATCTGCACCTCGTTCAAATATATTTCACTCATAGCTTCCGGTATATTGATCTCTGATTGTCCTCAACTTCGTAGTTAATCCTGCCGTCCTCACGAACCTCACGCAACCGGCGAAGGATTGTCCCGTCCATCAGTGCCGGACGCTCGCAGATTGACCGCACACGGTTCACAAGCGAATGAACGGGGAAGCTTGGACCGCTTATAAGATTGTAGGCTAACCAGGTTGATTCGTACACTGTAGCAGGGCCGACAGTATCCACTTCATCAGAATTGAATATCTGAAACGACGGTTGCCCGTCAAAGTACACGCAAAGATACTTTCCGTCTGCGGTTTTCGTCGCCAGTCCTTTCTTCTGAAAGTACGGGCTTTC